ACCGCATGGAGCGGCACACCGAGAAGCGACTTCCATCACTTCTCTTGGGCCCCTGTGCGAAGCAGCATTCCGGTCCCCCTGTAAAGGGCTCCCGGAAGCGTGCATCGAAGGGGCGATTTTCCCCTGACCAACAAACTTGGACAGCTTGTTGGTCTGGTCTTGTTCATTCGGGCTGGGATGATAGGCTCGTGGCTTGGCATCTTCACTCTTGGTTCGTACGTACCATCCGCTCGCGCGGCTGGGTGTACGTTGCCACTGAATTGAAGAAGTTGTGCCACGAGGTCCGATCTGCTTCGCTCCGAGCCACGGTTCCTTTCACGTCTCACGTTCCACGTGAGGTAAGGAAGTGTCTCGTTGGTTTGGCGTATAAGCAAGGCAGATCGGGCTTCGCTTTCACTCGCCTGTCTAGGGCTCTCCCACTCCCTGTTAAAGGGGAGAAGGAGGCTCTCGACGAGGCGAAGAGAATTAGCGGAACACCTCATCCCACACCGGGCTGGTTTAAGGACAGCCTTCGTTCGTATATCTTGCGTGAGTCCTGCTCGCGCGAGTATTCGTCGAATGCTGGCCGAAGACTTCCCTCCTCTACATCCTCCTGCTTTGAGTGGCCTGCCACTCGAGGCGGTGTGGATGGCTACCTCCGTCATCTCGGGGGCCTCGAGGCTATGATTCTTAGCATGACGGGCGGTTCTACCCGCATGCTCGTTGTTAAGAATTATGGTCGATACTGTCAAGATAGTCTCGGGACTTTCTGTCTTAAGACGATCTCTGACGGTGTCGAAACTCTCGAGATCCCTAGTGATGATCACGTTGTCCGCTGCCTGGGACTCCTGAAGCTCAGGTCTAAGGCGGAGTCTAAAAACTCCCGCTTTAGGCCTGTAGCTCTCAAGAGTCCAGGAATGAAGATAAGGGTGATCGGCGTACCGGACGCCCTTACTTTCATTGAGGGTACATGGATCCGACGAACTTCGCGAATGCTTCCGAAGAAGCATTTCGTCCCAAATGGATCCGGATACCCCGAGCGGCTCAACGTGCCACCTGGAGGGACATTCTACTCTGTGGACCTTACAAAGGCCACAGACGGATTGTCCCTCGAGGCGGTGGAGGAAGTTATCTGTTCTCTCTCTATGGCTGGTCGACTCAGACCTTCTGACCTCAGCGCGGCATGCCGCGGCCTTGGGGTCGGAGGGTTTGATGGAGTCTGGTACTGGGATGAGACAGAACAGATTTCGAGGAGGGGGAGCCCGATGGGTACTCCTCTCAGTTTCGTGGTGTTGTCTTGGATTAACGCATGGGCTACAGAGGCTTTCGAGCGCTCTATAACTCATGGCGATGATGCATGTGGATACTCTCCTTTCGGCAGTTATGCTGTCGAAGAGTATTCTGAGTGTATCGCCGCCGTAGGCGCGTCTGTTAATCGCCTTAAGACGTATGTAAGCTCGTATGGATTTACTTTGTGCGAGCGTTACTACGTGCTTAGGGACACCAAGAAACATACTACCGTCGCCTTCTGTCCTCCTCCCTGTCCACCTCCTGGTGTGACTCAGCCCATGCCGGCATCTGACGACATGTGGAAGAGTTTTGCCAGGAGAGCAGAGAGAGTTCAGAAGACCCTCTTCCCTTGGTGCCCAAACACTTCCCTCAGACTTCCTCAGTCTGTAGGTGGTTATGGGTATCATGGAAGAGGTCTCAAGGTACCGAAGCA